TGCCATAGCCCACAAATCAACTGGACCCATGTCCATCGGCTCAGCCGACTTCAACATGTTTACCAGGTGGTAAGAATCTACATGGCTGGATGCCTGATACTGAGTATCTCTCAAAAAGATACCGTTGTTTAAAACAGGTGTTGCCATTTTGAATTATAGATTTGGTTAATGAAAAAAAAATTAATAAAAAACGTATAACGTTAGTTTCTTTTGAAGATATTACCCGGACGGGCAATGGTTCTTCTGTTTGATTCGTCATCTCTTGAATTAGCAGCAGTAGAACTTGCTCTGTTTGATTGCTCAGTCTTGAGTTGGCGTACAGTCTTTTCAACTGCTTTATTCTTACCAATCTCCTGCACTTTGTTTCTGTATCCTTCTGGATCAGAAAGCAACCATGCAGCTTCTGCAATCAATCCGTAGTTAGGTTCTACAAACTGATACTTCTCCAAGAGGTGACCTAGGAGGTTAGTCTTTTTACCTGACATGTAAGACGGATAGTTTGGTTGTACCAAACCTTGGTAAAGATTAGCTTGAGTTTTCTTATCAAGCTTAATACCATTTACCTCACCCGGCTTAAGAGCTTCATATACATTCTGCATATACTGACGTGCAGCAGTTTCTTGCTGCTTCTTCATTTGCTCTTGTTCTGCAAGTCTATCCATAAGGATCTCTTCTTGCATTGCATCCAATTTCGGCTTAAACTTCTTAGCTTGTTGTTCAAGTTTGCCAAGATCTTTCCAGGTATCAATCTCTTCTGCAATTTCTTCTGCAGTACCGAAACCTGTACTTAAAAGGTATTGTCTAATAATTTCCTCTTGTCCAGACTCAGATTCAACAGACAATTCACGTGTCTCTTCTGCTTCTGCCAAGGCTCTAAACAAACCTTTCATATCTTGACCACCATCAGCAACATACTTAGCAGCATATTGGAGCTCTTCAGGTAGTGATTCAAAGAACTGTTGAGGAGTTTCCTGCCTCACTTTATTTTCTCTTTCCTGGAAGTTTGCTTCTAAAAGCTCTTTCCAGTCAGCAACGGTGTATTCATCAAAAGACTTGTCATCATCAAACGGAATAAGAAGTTCTTCTTCTACCAGTTTGGACATTACGTCTACAAGTCCTGACTTATCTACTTTCTTACGACCAGCTTTACTGGGTTCTTCATCTTGGTTATCAGTGTCATTCAAGATGTCATCTAAAGTATCACCTGTATCAGGGGTAACTTTAGTGTCATCAGCAGAATCTCCAGCAGGAGTATCTTGCTTTCCATCATCTCCTGTAGAATCATCATCATCTTCTTCATCAATGAATGAAAGATCTACAGACGCCGTAGAAAACATATTTGGTTTCTTTGGAGTAGAGTCAGGAAGAACGATACTGTCAGAACCTAGTGCACCGCCAAATAGATCATCAAGATCAATGTCTACTTGGTTAACGGTGGTCCGGTCGGTAAGGTTGGTTTTATCGTCGGCCATTATGTCAATGTTTTGGTTTATCTCACTAATAATATACGGATTGCAAATCAGATAAACTTATAAGATTTGCAACCGTTTACTGGTTTACGCTAAAAAATTTGCAGTAATAAGGCTATAGTTACTTTTTCTTCTGTTGAACATCATACTTATTCTTGTTCTCTCTAGCAACTTGGAGCTGTTTTTCTGCAATCTCACGTTGTGTTTGCAGTCTTTCACGCTCAATACCCATCTTGTCTTGATGCATAGCACCCTTATTAATTTCTGATTCTCTCTTGAGAGTCATTTGTTCTCTGTAACGATCAGTCTCACGGATGTCTTTAAGAGCATCTTGAAAGTCTGATACCTCATTCTTGTTGATGTCTTGCATAGAACCGTATCCAGCAGCTCTGATTTCAGCAACTGTAATATCTTTCTGACGGTTCTTCTCAGCTTCTTCTTGCTCAAACTGCATCTTCATCATAGCCTCTTGCTGACGAGCTTGAATCTCTTGCTCCTTCATTTGCTGCATCTGCTGCATTTCAGCCTGCTTCTGACCCTGTTGCTTAGCTTCAGCTTCTTTAAGAATACGTGAAACCTCTGCAATGTTATCTGACTTCATAATATTACCCAGGTCATAGATAGTTGCTCCGGTAGTATTATTAGTCATTGCAAGCTGCTTCATCTGCTCAAGTACTTGACGATGATTAGCTTTAGTTGTACAGAATACATTAAGATCTCTAAGAAGAAGATCTGTTCCATTGATCTGGAAATTAATCTTTTCATCAGCTGTGGTGATATATTGAAGACGGATAGACGGCTTATTACTGTGATAGTATTGAGCCAAGTCTGTACGCATCTGATGTACTCTAGGCATCAGATAATCCGAGTGCTGAATAAAGTAAATCTCTGTTTGTGCATATGAACTCTCAAGAGATGCTTGTACACCTGTAGCAGTTTGCTGTTCTACTGGACCACCCATGCGTTGCATGTTAATACCAATAGACTCAAATGCTTGGTTCTTAAAGTAATTAGCCAATTGAGTTCTAGACATCAAACGATTTGTCTGCTCAAGGCTAAGAACTTGGTAGTGTTGAAAGTTCAGAGCATTCTCTGTGTTAGTAATAGAAGTATCCAGAGGTAACATCTGGAAGTTCTTCATTGCCACATATGCTTTTGCCAGATTGTTCTTACCCCAGTCTTCTCCCAGTGAGTGACGTGGTAATGCATTCTGGTCTAATAGAATAACTGTACCCAGTTCGTCTACAAGAATGTCAGAGATCTGGTTGTTTACAATGTTGTATCCAATCTGGAAAGGCTTCATTAAATCTACCAGTGAAGCAGAACGAGTATTTCTATCAGAAAATACAGCACCTTCTACAGGAAGCTTACAACCGTACAGAGTGTTATCACCTTTAAATTGGAACTTAAGTCTACCAATCTTAGGTTGATTAACCCCAATATAGATAGGATCAAGACCAGAAAGATTCTTCTGACCCCAGAATGTAGGAGCATTAGGTCCAATCTTTACACCACCCCAGGTTTCATTAATCCAGATCCACTCAATGTGTTCACCAAATACAAGATTCTCTTTTGTCTTGTTTTTGTTAAATGAGTTATTGTAAATAGGCTTTTCAGTAATCTTGTAAGTCTCATCTACAATATCCTGAATGATTTCACCATCCTCAGTAATTCTAGTAAGGTGACCAACTCTGCGTTGTGACTTCCAGTAAACAGTAGTAACACGAAGCATGAAAGCTGCTTCATTGTCAAACATATCTTCAGACTCACTCAGAATTTCATTTACAACGTCACCGGTGTACATGTTATTCTGGTAAGTAGAAATAAATTGTCTGTAACCTAATGAGCCTTGCTGAATACTGTTAAACTCATGGCTCTTAGAAGCATCGTAGTAACTTCCATCATTCTGGTATCCACCAATAGGATATCCTGCAGAACGTACAGGGTAAATAGCTTCCAATGACTTCAGTTGATCTTCAGTCATCAAGTAACCGTACTTATCAATGATATCAGATACGGTCATCATATCCATCTTACCAACCCAGTTACCCTGAGAAATGTAACGGATATCCGGAGACTTGTGGTAGAATGTTAGTACAGGATTCCAGAGTTCAATCTCATAGTCATCCTCATTCATCTTAAAGTGCCAGAACTCACGGTCTGCAATAAGCATATCACGGAAACCACGCTCCTCAAGCTCTTGCATTTTAAATCTTTCCTCGTCAACCTTAAGCTGGTGCATTGCCCACTCTTCAACAAGGTTACGGTAATCTTTAGAGAAGAAATCTTCAATCTCAGGAAGAGTCTTAAGTCTATCTCTACCAAGAACTTGTTGAGCTTCTTCAGACTCAGGATCAAAGCCCTGAGCAATCAAATTAGATATAAGCTTCTGCTCTGCTTGAGCAAGCAATGTTTCTTCAATCATTGCTCTCTTCATCTCCATCATCTCATTGTAGGAGATGTCATCTACCGCACGGAATGTTACACGTGAGTAGCGTTTAGCAAACTCACCTGTAAGAACGTTAATAACGTTAGGAATAATAGGGTAGAACTTAATTTCAAGAGCTGATTGATCTTCTTGGATCAATGTATCTACAAGATCTGCATATTCGTTGTCTGGTTCAATGATATAATCAGTCTTATCAATGATACCTTTTGCAAGCTTATAGTTCTTTAGAAGTCTTCTAGCGTTTCTTCTGAGCTGCTTAATACCCTGCCACTCATGCCAGTCCATATTCCAGGCTGCCCACTCTTCATCTTTTTCTTTTCTAGAAACAAACTGAACAGGCTGAATAAGAGTACCGGTTTTACTATACTCCGCTTTTGCTCCCGCTTTTAGATCTAGGGCATTATAAACCTTCATAACTCTCGTCGTCAATTGTGTTAATCACATAAACTGTGGTGTACTCCATATCCGCTAATTCATCTACGTAGACGTATGCTATACTTCCGTAATCACTTGTTGAATTAACAGCTGTAAACATTATTTGTAATTTTTAAACGGATTACGAGGTTTAGAAATAGATGATGCTCCCATATGTCTAAACGGGCTCACTTTTAATTTATACAAATTATCGGACTTTTCCAAACCTTTTATTGTAGATTCCTTTCTTTTTGCATATCCACGGTTAGATTGCTGCACCTTAGCAAAGGCAATTAATGCAGAAAACGCAACCAATCGGTCAACGTTCAAACCAGGGTGATATGCCATCATCTCTTTCAAAAGCATTGGATCTGGTATACGCTCCACACCATAGGTAGTTCTTACAATAGTACCATCCGCTTTTGTAGTAACATCAATCTCTTCTTTCAAATACTCAATAGCATAAGAAAGCAGGTGACTCTTAAACAGAGTGCCCGTGTTTTTCCAACCATATTCTTGGAACACGTTAGCATTTGAACCAATGTCTTTCAAGAAAAGCATCTGGCTCTTGGGTACAAGGTATCTCTGCTTACGTCTAGACATCATGTATTGCAAGAACAGAGATACGTTGTTTTCCACAACAGTCCATGCATTGTACCACTCAATAATCTTTTCTAACTGCTGGTGAGTTTTGTTTAGATCATCATATCTACCACACCAAGAGGCAACAATCTTATCCTGCTCAATAAAGCTGTCTATGCCATTATCTGTCTCTCGGGTAACCTCCACTGGGTTCTTATACACAAAGATGCTACAGAGAGACTCTGAGGTGGTTGTTTTGCCCTCACCTACAGGGTCAACAGATGCGTAGTACGTACCAAACTCTGCATTAGCCACCGGTCTTTCATAAACCACAAGTACCCCGGTTTTATCTTCTGTCTTTTTAGAAATAGGAAATTCACGAATCGGCAACTTTCTTGAGTCTTTTGCTACAATTTTTCCGCCTTCTCCGTATTCTAGTTCTAAAAATTCAAAAGGATACTCCTTTTCTTCAATTCTTTTCAATTGAGCAGAAACTAGATTTGTGGGAAATACAGATACTTTTCTATAAGCAAATGCTTCTTGAATGTTTGTTGGCTTCTGAGAAATACGTAACTGATACTGCTCAGGTGGTAGATCTTTCTTCCACTTCTCTCTTTCTAATTCGATTGCTTCAAGAGCAGATTTAACAAGTGAGTTGCCCCACTCATCAATAAAAGGAGGCATGCTCCACTGCTCAGGAATAAAAAGGCCAGCAGTCCCAATGGTACCTTGATCATCAATGAGATTAGTCTCAACAGCATAGATATCATTTACTTCAGGATTTAAAATCATTTGTTTAAGAGGCTCACACTGATCCAGATCACCCACAGATCCCGCAGCAATGAAAGTACCAGTAGTGATAAAGCCAGACTGAACAGCAGGACGTATGTACTCATACGTCTTATCCATTTTAGAAGCAATACCAGCTTCTTCATGAAAGAAATAAGTTACAGGTCCACCTACACCAGTTGTTGCATCCTTGTCAAAAGAAAGACCCTGAATCTTAGACATAAGACCTTTCTTACTTATACGACCACCAATCCGTACTTCAATCTTCTGTTCCCACAATAGAACTTTGTTTGGATTGCTGGGTCTATACCAAGCAGTGTGTTCATTCAAGAAGTTTGCATATTCATCAAGAAACTTCCAGGAACCTTTATCATTAATGTAGTCTTTTAGACTTGCACCAATCTTACAAATGGAACCCTCTTCAAACCAGTATTGGTTGATGAGTTTACCCATATGAAAGTAAGATGATGCAATCTGACGTTTCTTTAAGATGGCAACATGTTTAAATGAGAGTTCAGCAAGAACTTCATACAGTGCCATGTGATACTGAGCATCACGAACTTTTGCAAAACCATATCTCTTTTCTTCTTTATCGTAGATAGGTAGGAAGTTAAGCCACATGTAGTAGTCTCTAGTGAGATACCAGGTGGCTCTTTTACCCACAAATATTACCCCATTACGACACTTCTTTTTCTCTTGGTCCCAGTAGTTTATAAAGTCTTTAGATCTAAACGGTGCATCCGTATAATAACCTAAAGAATTAAATCTATCAGACTGTTCTTGGAAGAGTTTAGAAACGTCATCAAATTCATACTGACCCGGCTCTTTAAAAAGGGTAAGCAAAAAACTTCTGAAGTCTTCTCTTGAATCAAAAGAAGTTTCAGTCCACTCACCATTTCTATATGTGGGTACAGTAATAAACATTATTCAACAGTAACTCCTTCGTTAATACCCTTAATCAGAGTTTTAATATCTGGTGCAGATAGAGTCTTTATAGAAGCTCTGGCACTGAAGTAATCATTTGAGTCATCCCGTCTGAAAGCATACCAAAGCTTCTCATAAGGATTGTAATGAAACAGGTAGTCGTAAAAGTTCTCGTTCATAATTGGTCATAAGCTAAACCCTGTCCACCACGGACAGTGGTTTTTTGTTCATCTTTCAAATCACTATAAGCTCCTTTAAATGAGTTGCGGATCTGTTCAAACTTAGCCGCAGCATTAATCAAAGAGTTTATATTACCGTCTCTACCATGCTCAATATCAGTGGTTTCCATGTACCGAGCAAGTCTATCAAGCATACTGGCAATACCCTTGTATGCACGAAATGTAGGAGTTTCATACAACTTTCTACACAAGTCCATTGCTTCTAAAATCTCAGGATCTTCTGTAGAGTAGTCCATATTAACCTCCCTAAGAACTAATTCTTCTTTCTCAGACTCCAGTACATTAAAGAATGGATTAATGTCCGGATCTGGGCAAGTCATGTAGAAGATGTACGTGTATACTTTAGGTGCATCTTCACCATAAGCATCCATAACCTTCTTCAGACTTTCAAGTGTATAACAGTGCTCAGAGGGAATTACTTTACCATTCTGTACGTCA